AATTTCATCATAGTAAATTTTTTTAAATGCAGATCCTGCTAATGGTAAATAAAATAATAATTGATCTGTGTCTGGTGTGTACTCTTCCATCTGTTCCATCAACATATAGTTCATGAAGTCTTTAACTCGTTCTGCTTGTTGTGCAACTTCTGGAGTATCTGCTCCTATAATCTGTGTTCTTACAGGACCATCACTTGGTAATAATTCTTTGTACGCTTGTGCTTGAAATTGTGTGACTGCTTCAGATAAGAGCGGATGGGTAACACCACTTGCACCTGCAAAAGGTCTAGTGTTATTTACATACTTGAAACCAAGTAAGTCTAAACCTTCAGTGTAAGCCTGTTCCCAATCCGATCTTGAAACTTTATCCTTTTTAAAATCAGAAACAAGTTGTGAAGAAATACGACCAAGCGTTCGCTCGTCCATTTCCTCTGCTAAGTTTCTATAGAAATCTTCTTCAGGTTGCTCTTCAGGAATTTCTTCCTCAGCACCTTCAACTTCTACATCTACTTCTTCAACCGCCTCTTCAGTTTCAGGAAGTTCATTTTGTTTTTCTACTTCAGCCATTGTTAACTTAATTTAGTGGGCTTATTTTTTCCTAGTTTGCATCCTCTAGACATAACCATTGTACCATTCGATGCTTTAATCATCTTACCGTACTTGGCACCATCCATAGATCCTAAACCAAACATTTCAGAAGATTTAGGTCCCATTTTAGGTAATCTCATTTTAGTTTTAGGGTTTGTTGTAAAAACTTCATCTGATAAAAAATTTTTAACTCTGCCAAAAACACTTGAATCTGCTGCTGCTTTTTTAGCTGCAATTCCAGCTTCCATATTTTTTCTCATTGATGATGCTAGTGCAGTATCGTTAGCCATTTCAGAACCAAGATCTGCTGTATCTACGGGCATAGCTTTTTTAGCAGCCCCCATAGAACCAAGCATTTTAGCTCCTGCAACTCCTGCCAAACCAGCGATGATTGCTTTTTTTAATTTTTTGCTTGCCATGATAATTATCTCCTTATTGTTATAACAGGTTTATAATATCATGCAAATATATTTACGACTAGACCACCCTCATTATAAGCTTTAAAAGGCTTGTTAATCATATCAGGAGAGATTTTGATAGCGAATGCATCAAAATATAATCTAGGATCTCCCTCTGGTATTTCTTGGACATCGCCGTCATATCTTCCAGAATAATATTCTGCTTCTTTTCTAGTTTTAAAAGCTACCTCATGTTCTGTTCCTGCTGAATCTTTATCTAATTTAAATTTAGTATTTGTTCCAACATTCTTAACAATTTTAAAAGGCTTCTTAGGATCCGACTTAGCTACCTTAATAACTTTAACTTCAGAGTTATATTCTCTAGCTAATCGTTTCATCTCCGCAGGCAGTGTTGCATCTTTCTTAGGATCTGTTTTTACTTTTCGATCTGCTTTCTTACTAAACACTTCATAGTTATCAAATCCAGCTTTACCATTTCTTGTTCCATAAAATTCTATGTCACCTAAGTATTTATCTCTTTTAGCATGGTGTAATCTTTCTACAGGAGAGATTGCTACCCATTGAACATCACCTCGACTAGCTGCATCTTTAATTGTATTCTTTAATGCATGACCACCCCAGTTTTCTTTTCCATATAACGGTAAGAAAGGAATTCCATCTTGAGCTTTATTCGATGTTATATTTGATAGGTTCATAGAGTTAGCTTTTAATTCGTTAAAGTCTGATTTGAGTTTATTAAATCTTTGAGCCTCTTCGTTTGTCATACGAATTCCTTTATTCGCAATCGCTTTCATATCGTTTACAATTTTTTCTAACTTTCTATTTGCAGAAAAAAATTCTACTTCAGTTCCAAATGCATTAACCACTTTAGCTCTTGTTGGATCTACGTTTCTTAATTTTTGATTATAGTCTGATTGTATTTCATCAATCATCATTACTTTTTGATTAGGTTCTCCACCTGCTCGAACACTACCTCTTATATGATAGATTTGATTGGGTACTCCTGAGTAGTGTCTGTTATATTCACTTGATAATTTTTGACCCATCGGTAATGGTTTAGGATAGTAAACTACATTTTCGAAATACTCATCACCACCTTTAATTCTATATTCATTATAACTTCCATATTTAGGCATCATGCCTTGTGTACTTTGTAATTGTAGCTTTCTAAACATTTCCGTATCTCTTCGTTTTCCTAATTCAGTAATTTTAGATACTTCGTTCGTATCAATATCAATTCCTAATCTTCTTGCTCTTTGTACAATAGATTCATAACCGCCAATCACATCCCCAAAAGGAGATTGATTGAAATCGTCATAAGAGTCACTTGAAACCACTCTAAATTTATTATTCATTCTAGCTGTGACTTTACCTGCTGACGTTTGTAAAGAATTTACATCTAATAACAAATTCTGAAGTCCATCACTTGTTGGAGTTGCAAGAATTTTTCCTCTAATGTTTTCTAATGCATTATTAACTTCTCTACCAAAATCTTCCGCTTCATCAACAACCTTAATATTCGTATTATACTTTCTCATAACTAGATTGTTCACAGGAGCTTTTTCAACGATGTACAGTAAATCCATTTTAGTTAATGGAATCTTTTTCTCTTGTGCTACTTTTAAAAAACCACCAATAACATTCCCTGCTTTATCAAACTGTATTAAGTTTGAATCCCATAACTCATCTTTCTTAACGGCTTGTGAGATTTGTTTAAACTCAGGGTTTCCTGTTTTAAAGGATCCAGGACCACTTGATTTAAAATCTTTAATCCACTCTTCAGGTTTTCTTGCACCTGAAACAGGATGTCTTGCAATGTAATCCCATAACGAAGATCCAATACGATTGGTCTTACCTCCACGAGATAAAGGATTATTATAAGCTAACTTTCTTAGCTCATTTGATTTAGCAATTGCTTCTTGTCTAATTTGTTCTTGTAAAGGAATCTGTGCTTGTGTCATTGCACGACCACGATCGACTTTAGTCGGTACGATCGATAAAATTTCTTCGACTTCATCTACTGGTTCCGTGATCCGTGATACGGGTGCCTTTGGTGTTTTGAGTGAAGATAATTTTTGTATGGCTCTACCGATAGGGGATCTAAGAGCCACGGCTCCTGCACCAGCTAACGCCAATCCCGCTACACCCTTCAAGGCGCTCGGTTCATAAGGTTGTGTGTAATCTTCTTTGTTAGTAGGAACGGTTGAAGTTGGTTCGCTTTCGATTTTCTCGAATTCTATCAGTTCCTTTAATCCAGCCATTACCTAACTCCATTAAACTTTGTTCCTTGAATCGCTACTCCGCCACCATTAGAAAATTTCTTAGTCCACTTAATCCCAACATCCCAAACAGTATCTCCACTTCCTTTGAAAGTATCTTTACCAAAAGGATGTTCAACATCAGCTCGACCTGAACCTTTTCCTGCTTTACCTGAAATTTTTATATTATTGTTTTCATCTCCAAAACCAAGTTCACTCTTGATACCATAATACCTGTCCTCTGTTTTAACTTTAACTTTTCCTGGAACAGGTTCTGATGAACCTTTGGTAATATTTAATTCAGGTCCTATTTTAAAAGTTGCCATTAATCAATTAAATCTTTGATATAATCTCCACCTTTAGTAATTACTATCTCACCACCCATAGATTTTTTATCTACTTTTTCTTCTTTGTCTTTGAATTTTGATTTAGCGTACTCGTATCCCGCACCAACACCTGCGCCTACTTTGACAGCTGTATCAAGTACTTTACCTATAACTGTTTTTTTAGCAGCTTTTGTTAGCACATCTGAAATTTTTGAAGCTGGTTTTAATTTTTGATTTGCTAATGCAGAACTAGCGTCAGCAGATGTAAGTCCACTTAACACAGCTCTTCTTTCTAAGAAAGATTTTGTATCGGCTAAACCTTTACCACTTGTATTACCTGAACTTAACAGAGCTCTTCTTTCTAAGAAAGATTTTGTATCGGCTAAACCTTTACCTTTTGTTTTTTCACCCATGATATTCTCCTAATAATATTTATATTCTTTGGGAATTTTATAGAACTCTTCTTCATAATCATCAATTATCTCTATAAAATTTCCTTGACGATATCTTAACACAGCTTGTGTTGTACTGTCGACATAGTCATCATGAGCTCCATGCGGAAAGGCTGCACATTCTTCGATGACTTCCTCAGCAAACTTTTCGTCCTCTGGATAGTAAATACCGCCACTTTCGAATATAGGAGAACAAGCATTTACCCTAGAATGCTTATCTTTTCCTCTACTTGGTACAAATGGAATCACAGGAATCCCTATTCTTCTAAACTCCTGCATAAGAGGTTCTCCAGATGCTTTAGCTTCAATGATTACTGTTTCAGGTTCCCAATATTTATATTGTTCTAATGCAATAGCTTTTAATTCTGGAAAATCATATTTACCCTTAAGAGCATCTAATAAAATCATAGCAGGTTTACCATCTTCTTTTGGAAAGAAGACACCCCAAGTTGTAATAGCAGAATAGTCAGCAGTTTCTTTTGCGCTGAATGCTGTATCATAAGATTGAATCACATGTCTTAGTTTTGGTAAGTGTTGTTGTTTCCAAGGTAGCCACCATTCTCGTTTTAAGATTGCACCTTCTTCTGATGTTGGGTTCTGCATATACTGTGCAGACCAGTTTCTAATTGGTAAGGATGCTTTAACTTTTTCTAATTCTTCTAGTTCCCAATACTCAGGCCATACAGGTTTTCCTGAATCTAAAATTGCAGGAAATGAAATTACTTCCCACTTATCTGCCTTTGGTTCCTTTTGTGCTTTGATTAATCTTCCTGTAAGATCGTCTTCAGCCCATCTTGTCATTACAACGACAATGGAGCCTCCAGGTTGTAAACGCTGTCTAGGTCCTGACACATACCAATCGTATGCTCTTTCCATAGCTGAATCAGACATGGCATCTTGTTCAGTATGTGGATCGTCGATAATAAGTAAGTCCGCCCCTCGTCCTGTGATAGAACCGCCAACACCCGCTGCAAAGTATTCCCCGCCATGATTGGTCTCCCATCGGCCTTTAGCCTTACTATCTTCTCGTAGTTTAACATCTCCGAAGATCTGTTTATACTCTTTCTGTTCCATTAGGTTACGAACCTTAGATCCGAACCTTGATGATAATTCTGCGTTGTGTGAAACTTGCATAATTTTTAAATGAGGAAACTTCCCTATCATCCAAGCAGGAAATAGGAATGATGCAAATTCAGATTTAGTATGTCTAGGGGGCATATTGATAATGAGCCTCCCTTTTTTCTGTGTAGAAATTTTTGTAAACTCAGCAGCTATATGTTGATGGTGGCCCCACTTTTTAGGATTAGGATCCAATCTACATATAAAATCAGGCCAAACCTCTTTCACAAAATATATAAAATTATCCTGGCACAACTTTATGTGCTCAATCCATTTTTTTTCTACAGCTAATCTAAGCTGTTCGTTTGTTAACAATTCTTTTTGCATTGGGTCCCCTTTTAATATAATCCATAACGTTTAAAACTTCTATACATCTATGAAATCGAGTTTTAAGCCAGCTTTCCAAGATACATCTGTCAGTTGAGCGTGGGAACTAGATGTTGTGGAAAGTTTATATGTCTATACTAGGTTTGGTACCTCTATCAAGGCGAGGTCAGGCAGGTGAAGGATATGGAGATGGTAGAAGGTGATGCACCTGTTAGCCCATGAGGGCTAACAGGTATAACTTTAATTAGTTATCAAAGTTTTGATTAGGGTCGTTCTGAATTAATTCAAGGATAGGTCTTAAATTCCTAACCAACTTTTGTTTTAATTCATTTACGATAGGGTCATTAGGATACTGTATTATAATTTCCTCAACAGCACTCTCTAATTGTTTATACATAAATTGATAGTTAAGACTTGAACTAACTCCATTGGTACTTGCTTGTTCAACTTCATTAGTCTTTTGTTGTTCAACTATCTGATTAACTATTCTTACTAGGTTGCTCATATTAATTACCTCTTGATTGTAGTTTGATTTTTATTTCAGTTGTATCCATTGGAACTAAATACTTTGTATATTCCTCTGGATTTAACTCTTTAAACTTCGCTACATCAAAACGCATTAACTTTCTTTTGATGAGTTGAGCAAAGCCCTCAACATTATCCAACTTATCAAATATGATTAGATTAGTTTTTAATCTCTCAAACAACTCAACATGAGTTGGCTTGATTAAGTCGTTTTGTTTTTTTTGCTCTCTTACTTGCTCAACACTCTTGCCCCAATTAGCAAGATT